TCCCGCCGGGCGTTTTCTTCCGTTCCGCGTCCAGGCGCTTTTTATACGCGGCGCTGCCTTTCTCCGGGCTCAGGGCGTACAGCACCCGCTCCCGGAAATTCGGCTCTTTTCCCATAGGGGCTTCCCTCCGTTCCTCTCATGTCAAAGGCCCCGCCCGAAAAATCCCGGGCAGGGCCGCCGGCATCGTGTTTCAGTCTCTCGGTACAACCACCTGTACCCTGGCGATGCGCGCCTCTCCGCTCAACTTGCTGACAATGCCGGCGAAATACTTGACCATCCGGTATACCTCTTCCGTGTCCAGCGCGGTGTATTCCCTTGTGCCGATCCGGTAGCTTTTCGCAGTGCCGCTGCCGATCTCCAGCCACGCCGCCTTCCATACGGCAAGCTGCTGCCGGGCTTCCGCCAGCGTAAAACCGTCTATCATCGTCACCATTGCCACGCTTCTTCACTCCTTAAACGCTGATTCCGGCGCTGACCATGCCGCCGCGCCGCCTTGCCGGCGCCGGCCGCCGGACCGCTTCCGCCTTCGGCCGGCCCTGCAGCATCGCTTCGATTTCGTCAAACCGCCACCGGAAATACCGGTACGCCGCCCGGGCGTAGTTCCGGCAGTCCAGCGGTTCGTTCCGCTCGTAGATTTTTTCCCAGGCGGTCACGCTCTGGCCGCCCTTCCGGTGAATCACCAGTTTTTCACTGATCAGTCCCCGGAAAAATTCCAGGTCGTATCCGGTGTTCCGGTCCATCGGAAAGTGCATCCGCCGCGGCCCGTTCTCCGTTACCATGGTCGCGCTCATAATCGCTTCCTTCCCGCTGTCCACGCCGATCAGGAATTTCGGGCTTTTATACGGCCCGTTTTCCTTCCGCATCAGGCGGACGTACTCTTTTCCCTCGCCGCCGTCGCCTTTGATGGGAAAGATTTTCCGCCCGGCCCGGTACCGCCGGTCGCACTCCCGGTAAACATCCTGCATAAAATGGCCGCCGCTGTCCACGAACACCGCCATCACCCGCAGGCCGTACCCGCTTTCCGTCGTCCAGTCCCGGTCCATCAGCGCGTCGATTTCCTCCCATGCCGCCGCCGTATCCGGCCGCCCCGGGATAATCCCCCGGCTGATTCCCCAGCTTTCCTCGTCCCGGCTCCATCCGACGATTTCATATTCCAGCCGGTTGTCCTGGACGTCCACGCCCATAGTCAGCACCAGCACGCCGTCCGGCACCTCCGCGCCGTAGATCTCCCGCCGGGCGTACAGCTTTTCCGGTTCCTCGTTCTTGTCGCTGATCTGCCATGTCTCGCCCAGGACCGTATTCCGGAACGCCTTCAGTAGCTCCGGATCGTCCTTGCTCCGCAGGAACATCCGGCAGATGTCCACCCAATCGCTCCAGGGGCTCATGAACGCGTTCAGCCGGAAACTCCGGATCCCCTGTTCCAGGGCCTGTGGATTTTTCGCCACCCATTTGGCCGGGCACCGTTTGATTTCGTATTCCCCGGCTTCCCCGCCGCAGTTCGGGCACTGCCACCGGACGTTTTCGACGTTGTAGTTGATCTCGCCGTTTTCGTCGGTGTACTTCTCCCGGTCAAACTTGATCTGTTCAAACCGGATATACCGGTATTCCCGGCAATGCGGGCACTCCGTCTGCCACTCTTCCTGCGTGCCGCTCATAAAGGCTTTTTCAATCTTGCTCGCCCCTTTGACCGTCGGTGTCGATGTCAGTACCATTTTCCGGTTGATTTTGTAGGTTTCCGTCCGCCGTTCCGCCAGCAGCAGCGGATCGCCCTCCGTGCCGGCGCTGGCCGGAAACCGGTCTGTTTCGTCCGCGAACACGTACCGCACCGGCCGCCCGGCCAGTTCCGTCGGGCTGTTCGCCCCGGTGAAAACCACGCTCCCGCCGGGGAACGTTTTCATCGTGATCGTGTTCCCGGCGTCCCGGCTTTTCGCCTCGTATACTTTATCCTGCAGCGCCCTGCAGGCCCGGATCATCGGCGCCACCCGCCGCTTGCTGAAATCCTCCGCAAAGGCGTCCGTCGGCTGGATAAACAGCATCGCGCCCGGATCCACGTCGATCGCCCGGCCCATCATGTTCAGCACCAGTTCGGTTTTGCCGACCTGGGCGCTGGCCATGATTACGATTTTCCAGACCCCCGCCTGCGTAAAGGCGTCCATGATCTCCCGCTGGTACGGCGCCCGGTCCGTCCTCCACCGGCCCGGCTCCGCGCTCGATTCCGTGACCAGGATCCTGTTTTCGTCCGCCCATTCGCTGACCGTCTGCATTTTCGGCGGGCGGAACATCTCCAGCGTGAATCGCATCAGCTCGCCGATCCTGTTCACGCCTGGTCCTCCTGTTCTTCCTCCTCTTCCGGCGTTTCATCCGCCGCGTATGCCGGCAGGGGCGTGTCCGCGATGCCGTTGAGCACCCGCCGGATTTCCCGGTCGATGATGCCGGTGATCGCTTCCATGTTTTCCAGTCCCTGGACCATCGGCGCGATCGTCGCCGGCAGATGGATCATGCCGTTCATAACCGCGTTCGCGATGTCGCCCCACGCTTTCCGCAGGTCCCGTACGTCCAGCAGTTCTCCCCGCAGTTTCCGGACCTCCAGCGTGGTTTTCTCGGTCTTGATCACCTCGTGCCGGGCCTTCACCACTTCCAGGCTCTCCGTTTTTTTCTGCGCCCGGCTGACCAGGTAGCTGGTCCATCGCTGCACAAACGCGCAGGCGTCGTATTTCCCGTCCGCGCTTTTGACCAGGATCTTCTCTTCCGGCCCCAGCTCGCTGTCGATGTTCCGCAGCTGCCGCGCCGTCAGGCCGGCCAGTTCCCCCAGCTGCTTCTGGGTCATGCAGATTGCCATGTCACACCTTCATAAACCGCCGGATATTCTGCTGCATGCGCTGCACCATATAGGCGTTGATCGGCCCCTGCATTTTGCTGATAAAATGCCGGTCCACCATGCCCGGAACGCTCCGGCCCACCACACCGGCCAGCGGATACCGGCTTTTCGTTTTCCGTGTCACCACGATGCCGTTCTTCAGCCGGAACGGCGCGTTGCCGCCCTGGTGCGGCAGGGCTCCCGGCAGGCTGCTGCTCTTTCCCTTCAGGATCTTCGCCGATACGCCGCTTCGCTTGTGCTTCAGCGCCTTCAGCGCCCGCCCGTCCTTCTTCGCCCGGCCGGAAGCCACGCTGCCGCCGGCCGCGGCGAACGTTCCGCCGATGGTGCCGCGTTCGCCCCGGATCGGGACCACGCATCCGAACCCGGAACCGCCGCCGGTGAACTGGGCCCGTTTGATCTTGCTGTCTACCCAGCCGCCGCGAACGGCGTATTCCCGCGTGACCGTCTCCTTCACGATCCTTTTGACAAACCGGTTGCCGGTGTCCTTGATCGTGTACATCAGGCACTTGTTGAACACTTCCGGAGACAGTCCCTTTTTCATGCCGTTGATTGTGGTCAGCGCCTGGCTCACGTCCACATGGATCAGCCCGTCCCCCGCCATGCGCTCACCTCCGCGTATATGAAAAAGCGCCCGTTCCCGGACGCCTTTCCGTTTGTGATCCAGTACCGCCGCCGGGAAGGAAGGCCCCGGCCGCTCTTTTTTCAGCTTACAGTGTTTCACATTTCCCGTGCCAATTCAATACAATCCTGCCAACGATTTGAAATAATCCGTCCGGATTTTCTGAACCGTGCTCCGGCTCATTTCCAGGCTTTCCGCGATTCGCTCGTCCGTCCATCCCAGGGCGTAGTAGTCACGCACCACGATGAACAGCCGCCGGTCCGTGATCCGGTTCACGATCTGTTCAAACTCGATCAGCATTTCCCGGAGATCCTGGCACAGTTTTTCAATATGGATCAGCGGATCGTCCTCCACCTGCTGCAGCATGGCCGCTTCCGGGTCGTTGGTTCCCCGCGGCATCCCGGTGAGCTGCACCGCCCGGACCGGGCCCGGCCCGCCGATGTACTTGTTCAGGAACCGGCTCTGCCGCTCCAGCGTTTCGATCTCCATCACAATCAGCCTGTACCCCGTCAGGATCTCCTGTTCCCTGCTCACGTTCTCACCTCCGTCATTCCGCCGGTTCCGAGTGTTCCGCCGTCCCGGTGTACCGGCGCTGTATACTCTGCTGTACCTGGCTGATACATTCCGCGCAGGCGTACCCGGCGAAATCACCGATAAACATCATACACAGCAGCCTGTCCCGCCCGCCGCACATCTCACAGGTGCCCATCCGCGGCCCGGTTTCGATTTTTGCTGTTCCGTTCATCGCGCCGCCTCCTCTTTGATCTTCTGCATCCGGCATTTGCCGCAGTCCGCGTCCAGCCGCTCGCACTCCATGCAGGCTCGCTCCGCCGCTTCGACGGCCCGGTTTTTCCACCGGGCCACATCCTGGGTCAGCTGCTGAATCCACCGGTCCTTTTCATCCATGCGCCTTTTCCCCCTTCTCTCCGCCGTACAGCCGGATCAGATCCTCGATCCGTTTGATCATCATCTGCCGGTCCTTCACCGACCGGTCATATTTCGCCTTCATCTTCTGGGTGATCTCATAGGTCGTGAACCGGTATCCGCACGCCGTACAGGCCCTCCGCCGCCGGACGCCGAATTCGGACGACGGCCGGGTGTCGATCACCCGCACGGCTTTGTATTCCGCTCCGCATTTCGGGCAGTTCATTTCGTCACCCTCCTTTTTACGTTTTTCCGGTACCGGATCTCATGCTCCCGGCTCAGCTGCCGGTTTTCCGTTTCCATGCTCCGGATTCTGTTGATCTCTTCCCGTTCCTTTTTCCATTGCTGGTACCCGTCGCACCGGCCGTGGCATAATATCGTCCGTTCGGTGCATCCTTTGCAGGGACATATCATGGTTCCATCTCCTCGCGAAAATAATCCGGGATCGGTTTCCCTGTTTCAAAATCGCATATGCGGCAGGACGCGTCGCATCCCTTCCTGACAAACACGATCTCATACGGCGTTTCCCCTCTGTAATGCGTTTTCACGTATTCCTGCAGTTCGCGCCATGTGGGCCGGCCGTCGTACAGTTTCCTGGGCGTTCCCATCCATCCGTCCCCGTTGCAGCCGTCCTTCACCACATGCGCGCTCTGCCACAGGCTCCCCCGGCTGTCCGGACGGGTGTCCTCTTCCAGGATCACGCATTTGGTGGTCACGCCGACGACGTGCTGTCTGTAACCGTTTTCCGGAAGGAAATCCGCCGCGATCTCGATCACCCACCCTTTGACGCCTTTTTTCTGCCGGTCAACGGGGATCTCCGGCGTATCGTCCAGGCCCAGCAGCTCAAACATGCTGATCTGATTGTTCATGCTTCCGCCCCTTTCCGGTCATCTGATCCTGTGGTTCCACCTGGCCGCCGCCTGTTTTTCAATCTCCATGAACACATCTCCGGGATTTGTTTCTGAAAAGAATTTCACCTGTTTGGATTCATGCAGCGATACACCGCAAGCATTACAAACGATATCGATACATGCCAGTACATTGTGGCTGCATAAGTCATCATCTGTACTGAAACAGGTTTTCGGTTCCGCCCCGCAGAACGGACATTTTTTCAGTTTGATCATTCTCTTTATCACCTCTGTTCCGGTTTCGGATTTTCTATCGCGTTCTTCAGTTTTGAAAGACAACTGTCGCAAAACCAGTATGATGTATAAATCGTCTTCAGTTCTTTGCCGCCATA